GTCTTTGGTCAGCATCAACCCATTGTTCGCCTTCTCCAGATTCTTCATCCTCCGACTCTCCGGCTTTGTCTTCTTCCTCTTCTTCATCGGAGGACTCCAACAACAACAGAGGTGCGCCTGCTTCCTCTTCTTCAGACTCGTCCGACGATTCCTCCAATATAAACAGCTTGTCTTTTCGGCTCAAGTCAGAATAGTCTTCTTCCTCTACAGACTCGTCCGACGATTCCTCCAATATAAACAGCTTGTCTGACGGTTTGCTAGCTTCTTCTGTCTCTTTGTCTGCCTGCAACTCTTTTCGGCTCATTTTAGAATAGATGTCTGGTGGGCCATCGTCGGTCTTGGTCCCATAATTGGTCCCGACAGAGTCGTCTGATGAAGAGTCGTCTGATGAATCTAATTTCAATTGTATATAATGTCCAAGATTTATTTTCTTCAATTTGCGTCTTAGGGCAGCAGGATTCAAATGAATTGTGGGTTCACAAAACTCAACCATTTTGATATAGTTTTCATCGCTTGAATTTTCTCTATTTGTCAATGTATGTGCACACAATTCGAGGAGTTCCTGTACATCCATATCCATATAGTCTGGCAAACGACTAACCCTATCTTGAAAAATACGCATTGAAAACCCGTTGGACAATTGAGAATGTAAGTTTGGTGTTGTTAATCTCAGTATGCGATGTGCAACACCGAAGCACCGTTGGCGGAATTCTGGGTCATTTTCTTTGAACCGGTATTGTTGTCGCTTTGCTGTAAATGCTTGACGCTTAATAGCTGTTTGTACATTAATAACATTGGAAGCGATGATAGTCTCTTTGCCTGCGATGATACCGTTGTACACAAGACGCACTAACTCTGCCCCTGGATTGGTGAGATTTTGTTCTTTTATTTTGGTCCACAATTGGTTGTGAGATTTGAGTTCCCAGTAGTAGAGTGCTGTGTTTCTGATGGTTGTTTTGGGTTGGATAACACCATACACATCACCAGACTTTTGATCGATATGATTGCGGTATATGATGGTAATTTGATTGATTTCTTTCATGTAAGGTTGCTGCACAGTCTTGTTGGACTGTAGTGTTGATAGAATATTTTTTATGGCTTTGATATTCAGTTGTGTTTTGTACGCCGCGTCAACACCTTTGACAAATCTATCCAAAAGAGGACGACCCTCAATATTTGGTTTTTTGCCCAAAAAATCGGCAATCAAATTTTCGTCTTCAGTCAAATTTTCAAGACTTTTTTCCAATTTTTTCGCCAGTTTTTTTCGAGACATCATACTTGCCAAATCATTAGCAATCAACTCTTCGTTTTCAAGACTTTTTTCCAATTTTTTCGCCAGTTTTTCTCTGGCTAGTTGCACTCGTTCATCAATAGGTGGTGGTAATTTTTTTATACGAATAATTTCCATAAATCCTTTTGTAAAGTCTGGGTGGTATATATAGGGTCGAATGGTTGCTTTACTGGATGACACTTTGCCAACGCAAACGTCAACAAATGTATGGCAATGTCCACCGTCCGCAATGGTATTACATTATTGGTTACACCGCTCCTCTGTTGTGTGCAATAGTCTTTTGGATGTTGCGTGACACAACACCTGTTGTCTTTGTGACTCCATCATTGTCAGACATGCATCTTGACCGAGGCGATGTTGTGAATAGTGATAAAATTAATGATGTCTACTGGCGCGTTTCTATTCGTCATGTCTCTTCGCTATTGTCTGAAGTGTGTCAAAAGGACAAATATACAGTCCTGACTCATAAAAATATTATGATGGACAGTGTCCGAATGAAGGAATCGTATATTTACGTCTGTGACGGTGCTGTTCATTCAGTACTCAATGCCCGGTCTGTTGTGTCTGCGGCCGCCGTGAAAACAGTGCGCTGTGTCGAGACCTATGCCAATGTCACCAAGACTATAGTACGAAAATACCCTTTTTCATTGAAATATGTCTGTGGAGCAACATTTGTGTCAAAAACGAGAATAATCAGAGAACCAATGGAAGCATGTCTGTGGCTGCATGCAATCGATATTGTGGAATCTGTTTGGGATTGAAGTATAAAAGGCAGCTTTTTCCTGAAAATGGACAACGGTGTATTATTGAATAAAGAAGAAATTAATTTTGCAATGCAATTTCTTCGCAGAACACCCACTATTTACACCTGTCGCAATGTCATCCAGCAGCAGTTGTTTTCCAATGGTATTTTGTTCAACCATCGCCGAGGTCGTGTACGCCCAGACCCACACATGCAAGAAATTATGACAGATTACTGGTTACCTTTTTGTAAAGATGTGTTGGATTCTGTGATGATACAGGGTATCGCAATCTGTCGAATCGTGACAATGGACGACGGGCTCCAAGTACCAGTCGCATTGGAACCAAACACGTGCAATATTTATTTAAAGTATAATTTGGGTGTACGCGAATACATTGCCATGGACGACCAACACAATGAAATACCAGAGGCAATTATCTTTGATATTTTTGGATACTCGCCAGACAGTAAAGGACATATCTGTTCCGTTGTCTCAAACTTGATGCCAACTGTACGCTATATCAATACATTAATGGGGACTAGTTTGAGTATGGAACAGAAACGTGCAAGTCCAACACTAATGACAGAAGCCGTTGATACCAAATCTGATAGCGTCGAAGGCGTGCAGTATGACTGGTATGCCGATGGCGACATGCAAGATGATTCAGAGCGCAATAAATTTCGACGCAATAGCTCCAATGTTTCTCAGCTGGCGCAACAGCAGCAAATGTATGATAACTATTTTAGCTCCGGTGGTGCACTGTCCTCTGGTGGCGATGTCCTTGCAAATGTGGTGGCATTGCCGTTAGGTCAGCGACTGGTCAATATACCCGCACAAACAGGACGTAGTGATTTAGTAGCACAGTTAAAAATGCATGAAGATATTATTTGTGGCACAATGGGTGTGCCTCGGTCCTTGTTCATGTCTGATACACCACATAAATCTGATTCAGAGGGAACACATCAAACTTTTCACAAAACAGTGATGGCATGGAAAACACTGGTCCAGACAACATGCGAACGTATTTACAATCTTATTTACGCTGAAAACATCAAAGTCCAAATGCTTAAAGCAATGGGCAAAACGAAGAAACGTAAACGCGAAAGTACTGTTGCTGAAATGTATGCATTGAAAAAAAGATTACAGGTTGAAATTATATTCCCAGTCTCCCCCTTTGTCAGTATTGATACAATGCATCAACATTGGGAACGAGGATTATTGCCATGGGAAACCTATCTACAACACGCCTGTACCGCATCAGGTCTCCCTTATGAGTCTATGCCCGAACCATCGAAAGAGGCACCATCGCCATCGAAAGATGAGTCGCCATCGAAAGATGAGTCGCCATCGAAAGAAGAGGAAGACAATAATTAGCAAATAAAAAGAGTTATTCATGATACATTTTATCATATTGTGTCATTATTTTGTAGTCAATATGTGACAAGTAATGCTGTGTACCTTTTTGTGTTATTGCTACATAAAAAGCACCGTGCCGTGGTACTTTAGCAGATGCTTCCGCATTTACACGGAGTTCTGCAATTTTGTTACCAACAGCGTCTGCCTTTGTTTTTAACAATTTTTGCAAGATGGTAGCAGACAATCCCATACAGGTGGTGTTTGAATGTGCCCCTGGCCGGTTGAAGTTGACTCTCAATGTTAAATCGGCGGGTTTGATTGTTTCGATGATATTTTCGATGGACATTGAAGTGCCATACATTTCTGTGGTTTGGTACAAGGTTGTACCAGTGCTTTGTACCTGCCGCGTTTCGTTCATTTCGAATATATCTTTACCGCTCGAGCGTAATTTTGTTAGTACGGTTGCTTGTTCTGCAACTCGAGTTGGGTTGTAATCGTTGCCACCCACTGGGCGCATGGTGGCTTCCAAGACAATATGGTGCGATGTAGTAGGGACGATATTTGGTAATGTTTTTGGCTCTGATGAGCGAAAAGCAAGACGAGACATTTGAATGTGTGAAGACAACTTTATATACTGTTTTTTTATAAACTTATTCGTGTTAAAATTGTAGTTTATTTATTTGAGATGTCCTTCTTTTCTGAATTGCTGTGGGTCGAACTTGTACAATATCGCTCTTGCAATAATACCCTATCATGACACTCGTTGCAAACAGAATCAGTGAAGAGAGAGGCATTCCCATCTCTATTAGATTATTATCCTGCATCCTCCATGAGACAACAACATACATGCCAACAAACGACAAGAGAAGAAAAAACCGCAGCCATAATTGGATGTTTTCTGGACCACAGATTGAGATGGACTCTTGCTGTCGTGGTCGGGTATATATTTCTTTGAGTATTAAAATAATAATATGCCAAGAAATCATAGATAAAAAGATGGTCCTCCACTCACTGTCATCATTGTCATCAGACAAGTCGTAAAGCATGACTGATAAATATAACCAAAACACTCCCAAGAAAACATCGTGTACAATCCAAACTGAAATTGTTTTACGGTACTGGATAATAATGTCATCCGACGTGACCGAAGCACATTGCATCAGACTCACAATCATTGGAACACTGGACAAAATCCACACAACTGACACCGTGCCCCAGGACCCGGAGACCAATACATAACTCCCTTTGGCAAAATCGGTGCGACAGAACCAGGTGATAACGATAGCAGCAACTGATCCAAGTCCAGCCAATGCTCGAAGTGCCACTGTTGTCCGCAAAACGTAGCGAGGATATTTAAAATGTTCTGCCAATGCGCAGCATTCTGTTGGTTTCATTTTGTCGTAGGCAGCGTTCAAAAATTCATTGGCTACATTCTGTTGCATATCAAAAATAGAAATACTAATGATTGATAATAAAAGAAATAGAAACCAATAATGTACTAATGCTGCATACCATGCCCACCCACTGAGCAGTACAGCAATAGTGACAACGAACAACATTACTTTCAAAATTTGATTATTTAAATACACCAGAAAACTTATCATGCAGACAACTAGTACTGTTCAGACAGATTGGTTTACAACACCAGAAATGCGAACTTGGTTGGGAGACCGTCAGTTTCCATATGAGTCTGTTCCAGAGATGTTGAGATACATCCGAGTGCATTTCAACAACAGCGATCCGTTTCGAATTATTGACGTTGGTCCATTACCACAGTCGTATGCACATTGGTGGTGTCACTGTCGAATGGGTCAGATGTCCGACCGGCGTGATCCAACGCCAACCTATTCTTCATTCGAAAAATGGGTTCAAAAAACAAAAATACATTCTGTACATTCAGTCTTTGCATTGTTGTACAAGTGGCTTGACATTTTAAGTTTTGATTTATTGCTACTCACTGACGAGGGATTTCGAGAGGGTGTACCACGTTTGTCGGGACAAGAGATTGTGTTTGAAGACACTGGCAACTTGGAATCAAGAAAAGCAACTGTTTTATACATTATTGCTGAGGGGAGTTCTATATTCGAAGAACGTGGCTGGCAACCAGGACTCGAGTATTGGAAAAATGATTGTACAAAATATATTTTTTAGTTTTTGCTGGATTTTAAGATGATGGAGACATCGAGTAAGTGAAGTGCCAACATAAATCCTGAGAGACAACCGGTGAAAAACAAGATAGTCAACAATAGCACCACCCGCATTTCATTGTGATTGTTACACATCACCATCAATGCTACTAACAATACATACATTGAAATACCAACCGACGACAATAAATTTTCTGCCATGAAAACATCACTAAAAGTGCCATCGGACAGTACCAAGGCCATTATTACTCCTACTGCAAAAAAGCAAAGAATAACCAACCAGTATATTTTACTGACAAACGATTGCAGTTCGCGCAATTTCATCAATTCGTAAATAGTATTTGTTTTCATTTTTCCAGATTCAATATCTGAAGACACCATTCTATCTGTTTCGTTTTCACCAGTTCCAGCACGTCTTGACATATTTAGTCGACTGTCATCTCTTTAATACGATAAAAAAATAATAATAGCAATGGATTTTTTTATTCAATGTTTGGAGCCAAATAGACTGTAACCCCGCCCGACATCCAACACAAGACTCCGTTCTCCATAAATATTAACGAAGAAAAAGTATCAGTAATTTGACAATCTTTGAACACTGCTTTTGCCACTGCGCTTGTACACTCAAAATCCAATGTTTTGCTGCTAGTCGACTTGGCATGGACACCACCCACCCACCTCCCCTTCGAATGTTTCAATGTGACAGCACGTTTTCGCGCGCAGCAACCAATAGTAACATTGCCTTTGACAGGCAATGTGCGGAAAATGTGAAACCATTCTTCAGTTGGTATTTGAAGCTCGACATCTTGGTTAGAGCGCTGCATGGCCATGTCTTCGACCTTTTTCACGTATGGAATCTTGTATTGTAACGCACTGCAGAGACTTTCCATGGACAACGTTAGTGCACGTTGTTCGAGTTTCAACTCAATCTTACTGAAACTCGAACAACAGGCCAAAAAACGTTGAAGACTATCCGAGATTTCAAAAGACATGTTGTCAGCAGCTGGCAATGTGGTCGACACAATACGCAGGCCAGCTCCGCCATTGTAGAAATGCTTGATGGATAATTGGTGGTTGTCACACACAAGTTGAGGCAAAATCTCCTTTTTTTTGAGGGGCAATAATGCTGCCATCAACCAATCAGTACTCACCTGCAACATCAACATTCAAACTATCAAATACCAAAAAAAGTTCACATACGTTTGACCTATTCTAATTTGTGGCAACGAACCCAATATAGAATATCACTATGTCAAAACGAGGTCGCGATGGTAGCACCATTATCGATTCGCGAAAAAGGATACGACAAACACCGACATTGAAGCGCTCAGCTGACTTCGATTGTGAAATGGAACACATTCACAAGCGTTTGAAGGCTACAACGCCAACAGCGGAGGAGGCAATGGCATTTTTGCTGCCACATTTGCTCAAATTTCGTAAACTCTACATGGAGATTGTCAAGGAGAATGAAATCTTAAAAGAGCACAACCAGGTCCTCACTACCGCCTACAGCAAGCTGGCTTTGAATTCGTCCAGAGAAACGAATCGACTGAAACGTGAACTTGAAATGACCAAATATCGAGTGTGTCTGATGCAAAATCACTAGCCACCGTCTAAAAATCTGCAGTATAAACGTGAGTTGTCAATCCTCAAAATGTCTCACAATTTCAACATTTCTGGCCCATCCAATGTCAACGATACCTTTGTCCTCGAAAGTGATATGCTCTATGCGGAATATGTTCGTGAGTATCTTGGACGTCAGCACCCACGCTTTAAAAATGCAGAAATACAAAACATTATTCAAAACGCAATGGTTGACATGTTTGCTCGTATACATTCTGCGCGCGCGCCGAACAGACGATGAACATATATAAACAACCACATTAAACTGGAATGTCTATTATTTTTACTCAGGATAGTATTGAACTCTTGAAACTAAAACCACATGAATTTCGTCGTGTTTACACTATTGGAGACGACCAGGAACTCAAATATTCACACAGTGATGTTGTAGTCTTACTCGAAAATGGTGAACGGGCAATGGTCGAAGTAGTTCAGGGAATGCTCAATAATGGCAGCTACGTTATCAAAACTTCACCGACGGCCATTACTTTTGATATACGATTGACAAAAGCAGGTGCTGCTTGTATGAATTGGTTGAAGAAAATCATCTTTATGACTTTTCCTGATTTACCCACTACTGATTTGTATTGTCAGGAAATTATCCGACCCACTAATTTTTAGATGTATAAAGGTTCGTCTCCAGTTTCAAATGTCGTATTACCTTCAGCACAAATTGGCCCCAACTGTTGCTCCAGACTCTATTTGCAGAATCGAATGTGAAAAAACAGGCACTGTGTACTGGCAATATAATGGCACCAAAGCTTGGTGCAAAGAAGACTTGATGAAATCCACAACATTGACCCATACGGAACTATTTGAGAGGAAGCAATAAACATTATGAAACATTTACCATTACTTTTTTTTTACTTTTTACTCGGATTTTGTTTTCAATTTCCATCGATTGCTATGCGTTACTGGATGATGGATTGGGTCACCCCCGCCCAAATGGCAGCCATCTTTGGCATTGTTAGTATACCCTGGTGCCTGAAACCATTGTACGGTTTTATTTCTGATTCCTATCCCGTCCTTGGTTATCGTCGTCGACCGTACATGACTATGGGGGCATTGTTGTCATCTTTTATGTGGATAATTCTGCCCTTTTGTCCCCATGATGAATTTATTGTGACACTGGTCATGACGTTGTCCTCTTTAGGACTTTGTTTCGCAGATGTCATGGCTGATTCGCTGCTTGTCGAAATTGCTCGTTCAGAATCAGAAGCAAACAAAGGCGTCATTCAATCTTATTCGTGGATGCTGCGTTTTGCTGGTGGGTTATCGGCTTCTATTTTCGGCGCGCTGGCGTATGACAAACTGGGGCATGTCCAAGTGTTTCATTTGAATTCCATGATACCAGTGACCATAGCTCTGTTGTCGTTGTGTATACACGAAACAGATAGTTCCACCTCTGTCAACTGGCGAATCACAGGTTCGAAATTAACAGCAGCAGTGCGTCAACCTACTGTGCACCGACCGGCCCTTTTTTTGTTTCTAATTTGTGTCACTCCTGGTTACGGTAGTGTCCTGACTTTTTTCTACCAGAAAGAACTCCAGTTCACACCGGACGAATTCGGCACCTTGGATGTGTTGGGACATGTGGTTGCCATCTTTGGCACTTTTATCTACAAAAAGTATCTACGTGATGTACCCTTTCGAACCATTTTCAAATGGGCTTTGATATTGTCGTTTGTACTGGAAAATACACTCTTGCTGTTAGTACTACATACAAATCGCACTATTGGCATTCCTGATTTTGTCTTTGCTCTCATTGAAAGAATTGTCATTACACTAGTCGGGCAGTTTATTACGATGCCCATGGTTGTTCTCGGTGCTCGCGTATGCCCAGTGGGTGTCGAAGGCACTCTGTACGCACTATTAATGTCTATCACTAATATCGGTGGAGTTGTTTCGTCCGAGTGGGGCTCGTTATTGACCTCTATGTTTGGAATCACTGGTACCAATTTTACGAATTTGTGGAAACTGATGTTAGTATGTCATGCGTTTGACTTGATACCATTGCTCGGACTTCGACTGTTGCAATAATTCTGGATTCAGTTCAGAGGATTATAAACATGACATGATGCCAGCAAGAATGCCACCAAAGAAAAAACGCAAAACCACACCCTCCAACCATTGGTCAATGCTGGCCTCCATTTCAAAGTCCAATGCTACATTATCTCAGCAAAAAGAACAGTACTATGCTTTATTGCAACAAGTGTGCACAATCGTCGAAAAGGAGTGGACTGGACCAGAACAGTCGACAATAATCACCAAACATGTCACCGATTGGATTAATACAGTCTTGCAACAGCAACAATCAGTTCTCGATTTACGCAATGAAGCTCTGCACTCAATGCGAAAAACAGACGTTCTCGAAGATGACGCACTCAAAGAGGCGGCAGCCGTACTGACAGAGCGTGAATTTCAACTCAGTGCCCACAAAAATGTCATTGACCGTTTTAGCAGAATTGTGCGATACAAAGAGGGGTCGTTACCGCAACACACTGCACATTGGCTCAAACGCTTTTTTACACAATGGAAAAAAACAAACAAAGTTTTTGATCAAAATATTCTCACACTGCGCGAGTCGTTCGAATGGTTGGCAGTATCGTTTCCACAAATGTTAGAAAAAGGTAAAAGGTGATGATGTCGGGTCTGCTCCAACTATATTATTTATAGTTCATATGTTAATGACTATCGAATGACTATCGAATGACTATCGATACAATATATGAGTCATCCACTCATTATTCTTATCATTGATGATAGCAAAGGCTATACAATATATTTGAAGAAACTTATCAAATATACAAATGTTCATGGTCATCCGATAGAAATCATATCTGTTGATAACATTGACCAGGCTATATCACAAATGTCTACGCGTCATTTCGACATTATCTTTATAGATGATGTCTTTCCAAAGTCGAAAATGACGGGGAGGGAATTGCTCCAATCTATCAAAGGTCGACAGGATGAACATCATGTTCTTATCTCTGGTCGTAAGCTCATCAAAAAAGTATCGTTTGAGGACGTCCTGCAGATAAAAATGATATCAAAACGCGACCTTAATAGTGTATACATGGGCAAAATTATCTCTGCGGTCTTTGAGGAACAACAGAGACAAAGGAAACTAGGTCAGGATAAATAAATTTTTGTAGAGTATTTAGAATGGTTATGTCGGGTCTAGTCTATTCCGGAGTATTTCATTTTTTCGTTGTGTGGAGAGCCGTGCTGTGAAATAAACGGTATGTGTGGCTTTTGTCATTGCCTCTGTCTAGTGATAAAATCTCACATAAGTTACGCGGGCTCTAATAAATTCTATTTAATAAACCATTAACCTTTTATAAAAACCCGTGCAGCAAAACCCGTGCAGCACTATCATGTCTACTTACAACTCGACAAATATACCAATGGCCTCTATGACCATTTTAAACAGTTCTGAAAACGAGTTTAAACCGAACCGCACCGTTGTCCCATCACCGCCTAGCGGTTATGAATATCGTCATTGTCAGGAAACATGTTTTCAAAAAATTATGGAGAAAATCAACAATAACGATAAGAAATTGGCGATACAAATGCCTTGTGGGTCTGGAAAAACACTTCTGATGTGGATGTTCGCAATGACACTTAAAGACAATGGCATAGTGGTCTTATTTGTACCAAGAAAAGACATAGCAATTCAGACATGTCACACAATGAATCTGTGGGGTGGCAATGCCGCTGTTTTTGATGGCGAGAATCATCTCAAAAATGTAGATAGCTTCAAAATGGTGGTGTGTGTGTCAAATTCGGCAGCTAATCTCTACAAACTCATTGCCAATCAACGTATCGGCTGTGTATTCACGGACGAGGCACATATTAACAACGAAGGAAAATTCAGGGACAAAATAGAACTGTTTTGTACCAACTGTGTTCACATTCAACTGTCCGCTACACTGCCATCTACAATAACGCCCGACTATACATACACTGTTAGTGACGCAATGACCGCTGAAATTATCGCACCAGCAGTTTTAAACGCCATTGGAGTTACTTCTGGCAATCGTCATGAGATTTTTGTGGAACATATTGTTTCAAACAGAAAACGTTTGGGCAAAATGATGGTGGTCAATTCGACCAGAAATGGTGCACGAATCATGGAAAAAAAATTGAAACAAAAAAGACTTAATGTTAAGTACATTGATGGCGAGACCAAGACGGTTGAACGTAGTAAAATATTAAACAATGACAATTGGGAATGTTTGGTCGTCGTGAATTGTTGCACCGTGGGTACAGACATACCAACATTGAAATCGGTCGTTTTTGTCGATATACGTTACTCAAAGATGCAGATTATCCAAACAGCCATGAGATGTATGCGGTACCAACAGGGCAAAACAGCAACCATTGTGTTTCCGGTTATTACTGACGAGTCTTCCAGTTCTTCCAGTTCTTCCAGTTTAAAAGTGACGACGGCGAACGAAATGTTTAAAACGTTGTTGATGATGGATACCAATGAATTTGATAGTAATAAAACAGTCTTGGATTGGACGTCAAGTATTTCTTGTGGTGGACTCAACACGGAGGACACTGAGAAGGCAACTTTATTATTCAATCTTATGATTGAGAATAATAAACCACAAACACTGCCAGAATATTGGGAACTGTTCGAAAAGTATATTCATGATTTTTCGGATAAAAAACGAAAATCTCTATCGAAAGAAAACAAAGAAAAAATTTTTAAACACGCTCGAGCTTTATTCAATGGCAAAGCTGAACTAAAAGGTAAAAAATTGATGGATGGTCTCAAAATAACATTGAATCTAAATTTGTCAGAAATACATGCTATTGCTGGTGACTTTCGTAATTTACACGGTGACCCTGGTAATGGCTATACTTTGACACATCCTCTCTCAAAGTTGAATCAATTCAAACTCTATTTACAAACTGAACATAACATTTCGTTCCAAAATCAACATTCATCGATAGTAAATCACAACAAGATGACGTGTTTAGTTTATCAAACATTCAAGAATCTATTACGAACAGCAAAACACATAGTAAATGATGCAAAAAAACAACAACTGTCAGTTGACCGACTGAATATCCTCGAGATTCCAGACAACTTGGAGGATCAAATTTATGAAACTAAAGACAAGTGTGGATGTAGCCGCTGTGTATGGGAATATCTCTGTCTATCAATAGTCAAGATAGCGAAAAACGCCGTCAAAATAGTAAATGGCCATAAGAAACGAAAAAGAGACGACCACACATTAGATGACAACAAGAAGCAAAAAATTAAAGAGGCTCAAGCGGAGGCTCTATCAAAACAAATATTGGAAGAATTTCAAAAATTGAAAAAGGAAACTCGAGTCTATCAATGTATCAGCCGAAACGGTCAACCAAAGATGCGGAAGGAACTACTCGATGAATTCGCATCGTCCTGTCCTGCAACCGGGGAAAACAACGAAGAGTTTTTGGAGGCTGCACATCTTGTTCCGTTTCGCGATATCCATCACTGTGAATCTTCTAACGGTTTGCTTTTGGATATGAAAATACACAGAGCCCTGGACAATGGACATCTGACTTACGATGGAAATGGCCAGCTATGGCGGCGCCACAACTTCAACATTCATCATCTTTCTATTTGCAATGCACAACTTCCCTCTGGGTTGCTGACCACAAAGCGCAAAAAATGGCTTGAACAAGCATACATGGATTGGTTAACACACTACAAGATCAATGAAAATGATCTTTGTAAAGTAGAGATTGAAAGTTCAAAATAATTATCCTCGTGGTATCAGTGCTTTAAATTATTTTCTACGTTTTTTGGTAGGTGGTACCTCATGGACTTGCCACCAGTAGAGCGCAATCAACATGGCATCAGCAACGTCATCTCTTTTTTTATTGTCAAAACTCTCAAATAATTTCTTATTCTTTGCTGGAATGCTCAGGGTCGGAATAATAGCAATGGAGGCCTTTTTGTTTTTTGCGTAATTCCCTGTCGAAATATTAAAATGATGCCGAACTGATTTTGGAGAGACTAAGTGGGCTTTGTCCCAGAAAAAACATTGAAAGGCAGTAGTGATGACTTTGAACTTGGCAGCCATCTGGATTTCAATACAGACAGCATCTGCTTTTGCAAAGACATCGCGAGAAGCATCGACAAATACTTTGACCAAGTGTGCATATTTGGTATGCATTTTTTTAGGTTGACCTGCCAGCAAATCATAACAGCCAAAATTTAAAAAAGTTTCCGCCCTTGTATCGTACAAGGACCAACCGAGATTCCGAAGTCCTGGGTCAATTGCGACAATAATCATACTAGTCAGTAAAATGACAACTTTTATACACTAGGTTGGTGGAAATATTTGGAAAACACTGCAACATCTTGAGGTAGTTTAGGCGTGGATTGAAATATAGGATTTTTACTGAGACGATTTCGTCGAGTTTTGTCTGCGTGACAACTGACACAAATTGCCTGTAGGTTTTCAGCTATATCTTGACCACCATCTTGTAACTCGATTATATGGTCCACTTCAAAGGTTGGCGGTATTGGAAACAATCCACACAAATTACAAGCATATTCTTGTTGAAAAGCTATCTCAATTCTCAGTGACCGACTCATTGCACGCTTGGGTCTCTTTTTAGTATATTTTTTGAGACTGTGCAGCAATGAATTTGCCGCCGGTTGTAAACAATATGCTTTGTCCATCCACCACTGCAACAAATGACAAGCAGATTTGCACGATATCATTTTATCACGAATGTCCAGTGACTTTGTTGCTGCAGACCTGTAGTAATATAGGGTCTGACCAAACTCTGTATCATTACAGTTCATTGTCTGCTGTATATTGACCAATAAAATATAATGCTGACGTTCAATAATAGTCAATTCCATCAATGACTTATTGGCCGTGATATTGCTGATCCATTTTGGATATATAAGATTTAATACTATATAAACAGCACTTATTGGAGATACACAAATGCTCCTCGGGGGCATACAGACCGAAATGTCTGAAGATGATTCTTTGACCAAACCTGTAACCATAGTACATGGTAAAAACATTGACCGCAGACCTTTTGCCGAGTTGGCTCCCGCCTCTTCGCCTCCCGCCTCTTCGCCTCCCGCCTCTTCGCCTGCGCTGATTGCACGTAATCAAAGATTGGAGCTACGTTTTCGCAAAGCATTAAAGAAGAATGATGCAACAATGTTGAAACGCTCTCTTGAATTAGGCTATGTGCCGTCGGATAGACAGTGGGTCAACATCATCGCCCGTCTGCATGTCCGCTCCGCCCTTAGTTGTATTGACTTGGCGCGCACCCTGTCAACTAGCTGCATGTCGGCTGCTATTCGACGGCAACATAAGCAGTTGTTTAAGGAAGTTGTCAATCGTGTTGATGTTATACCGCCATCGCAAATGGATGTCTTGATGGACGTCCCTGCTTACTATCTGGAAATATGTTTGAATCGTGGTCTTGACCCCAATGTCAAATTAAAGAATGCACGATTACCATTGGAGCATGCCTGTGCGCATTCTAGAATTGGTCACGTTGAAATTTTGTTGAATGATGTTCGGACAACTGTGTCGCAAAATGTATGTCGTTTCATGATTCGCCAACCTAGACAGCAAAAATTTGCGGACAAAGCTATCGAGTTGTGCGAGACGATAGTGCCCAACATGATTTTGGAAGCCATAGTGGCAAATGTCACATCAGCATTGTGTTCAATCATGACGAAACTAGAAAACAAATACGAGAGCCAACCACACTGGGACGACATTACACACATGTTGCGCTGTCCAATTTCACAGGACTACTCGGCAGATTTAGTCAAGACACCTGTCAACAATCATTACTACGACAGGGTACAACTGTTGACCTGGGTCAAGTCGAAAGGAACGGACCCACTCACTCGACAACCATTGCACGAATCAGATTTGCTGCTCAGGTCGGAATTTTTGACAGAATATGCAAAAGAACTACAGCAGAAAATACAACAATTAGATACAGAATAAATGTCTTACTCTTCTATTTCACTGTATAAATTCTGAACAGTTATTGTCAATGTCACTCCTACAAGAGGTCACTTTAGGCGACTTGCCTCAGTGGTTACAGGTCACAGGAATTGTGGGCCTAGTTATGGTTGTACTCTGTGTGTTGTGCATAGTAGCTCGGCTGAAATGGTTGTTCCAAACTATTTGGTGTCTACTCTGCTGCTGTTGTACGCTCAGACCGGAATATGACCAGTTAGACCAGGACAGTATTTAAAGTCTTTGTCTTTTGGAAATGTTGAAATTCGCAGCAGGTGCAATTGTTGGTTGGATTGCTGCTCGGTCAGTACCTTCCGCACCATTGGCTCCACCAACCTTGGATGAGCTTGTACTCTTGGCACAAAAAGGTAAGGTGTACTATGACAAAGCTGTGCAAAAATTACAGGAACAGGAAAGTCCGGATAAAGATTAATTGTACCTAACGAGCACTAATAGTGCGTTTCTGCTGTGTGTCTGGTTTTTTCTCAACGATGCGCGAAGCACACTGCGAACACACTAGCTCATGTCCTGGTAAAAAATACACGTCTGCATGGCATTCATAGCAGCTGTATTTGTGTGCTCTGTAGTTATCTGTTGCCAACTGTACTGTTCGACGTTTGCGCTTTTTGATTTTGGATACTTTGGGCTGGTGAATACGAGTATGTAAGGAATATGACGGGTCCATTCTTTATTGGTTTAGAAAGTCCAGTTGGTTTAAATATGAGTATTCGTAACATATATTCGTTAAAAGCTCAAGGTCTGGAAGCAGCACCGGAACAAGGTTCTCAAGAATGGTTGGATGGAAGAATCGGTCGCATCACTGGTTCAAAGCCGTCCGACCTCTACTTTAATTTCAAACAAGAGAGTGACTGGGACGAGATATTGGAAAAATGGTTTGGTACAACCGTCGAGAATTTTGACGACGTTGCTAAATCACGCATGGCCTGGGGTAGTAAACATGAAGACTCGGCCGTTGAGGTCATTGTTGACCATATACAGAACTCTCATTTTTTCGAATGTCCCATGATGCCAATTGATGATGTCTACGCCGCTTCTCCGGATGGTGCTCTTGTTGTATTGCACGACGACAAAACACCAGACTGGTGGGCCAATGTAGAAATCAAATGCCCTGCTGGTGGTATTGGTAAAACGCCAGAGGAAATGCGTGCAGTTGTGTTGAAGAAATGGAAAATACCAGCACCATACTACATGATGCAGATACACCAAGAAATGGCGGCACAAAAAACGGCAGAGACTTTGTTTGTGGTTTGGACGCCCTTGTTGACCAGAATGTGGCGTATTCCGTTCAATCAGTCGTATTGGAATCTATGTGTGGAAGTCTTGGAAAACTTTCGTCATAAAAACGTGTCTTTTGAAGTGATGCAGTCCAAAATTAAAGTGCTCAAGCGGCGGTGCTTTGGCGTGTCCAACTTTCCTATTTGGAAAGAAGTGCAAACAAGTTGGGACCAGAGCCTTTAACTATAATTATACTATATAAATAAAAGATACTTAGTGTAACATGATAGAATGTTCTATTTGTTATCAGCAACGACGTCATGTGGTCACATTAGATTGTGACCACCAATTCTGTAAATATTGTTGGTCGAAATGGAAGAACAGAGAGTTGGTATTTATGCAGAAAAAATATCCTACTTGTCCCTTGTGCCGTGCTGACCAGAAACCACACAAAACATATTCCGCAGTACATCTTATTGTGTTTCTACTTTTTGTTTTTTGGACATGTTCTCGAGAGCCTCCCAGTCCTGCATGAACTTTGTTGACGGACGCACACGCGGACGCTCTTTCAGAACTGCTGAGGCTTCCATAATGGAGATTTTGGGCGCAACGTAGTCCATTTCGTCACCCATGACCACGTACGGTTCCCAAGAATAGGCAAGTGCTAGACATCGTCGTTCTGCCAGCCTCGGTGAAATACGAATCGGACCTGTGGACTGAGAATCAACGTAATACAGTTGTACATCGCCGTCGACATTCTCAGGACGGATACAGGCAAAGTGGTGACGCATAGGTTGGTGAAGTATTATTCCTCGAAACTGCTGCTGTGTCAACAGCTCTTCAATCGATGCACCAGACCAGCACCGTTGCTCACGTGATTGTACTGCTCGGTAGACATCATACCCCTGTTGACAAATGGCGGTGACGATAGCTTCGACAGACCAGTCTCCACCCAACGATTCATGATTTAAAATAGGGTCCCCTGTATCAGTGTTGATTTTTTCACAGGCACTGTGCATATCTTCTGCTGTCACTGCAGCGGTTTTGAACATATTTTGAATCGCATGCAGACCACAATGATTGCCTCGTTGTCGAACAAAAAACATACTTCTTCACCTGACATTCAGCTTCTATATATATAACAAATATTTGTAAAATAAGTCAACTTAATTAATAAAATATCAGTATAAAAGGGCACTAGATTAACACAAAATGAAACTAATCCTTTTATTTGTAGTCACATTATTTACGATGATATTGTTTACGAATGCGGCAAATGATCAACATGAATGGGTCAAGAAAAGCACAATCTCAAATGGTCTATCGAATGACATATCAACTGATGGGACAACAATGGCTACAGGTAGTCTCAGTGGGGTGACTGTCTACAGAAAAGACAATAATGGTGCATATTCTATCAAACTCGGTTTAGACATTGAAAATACAGAAAATGAAGACAATTTTGCATCCACTGTCTCATTGTCGGGGGACGGAAACATTGTAGCCATTAATGTTAAAGGAAAAATACAGGTTTTCGAGTACAACACTACTGCCTGGAACAAAATGGGTGATGATATTAATACTGAGATAAACAACTACAGAGAAAAGACATCTGGTTACTGTGCAAGAACTTACGGCCCGCAAGACAATTTGGTACCAAGAGATGAGTGTAAAACAGCACTCGAAGAATATTATGGGACGGAAGAAAGTACAATACAACATGAGGGTTGGAGCGAGAGAAGTACCCTGGAATTTTGTAAGGTGCACCTAAACGAAGGTCAGCACGTATGTGAGACAGGCTCCAATGAACAAAATACGTATCCACTGGGATGTTTTGTAGAGCAGGGGCATGTCGAGCGAAGTGGCGAAGGGTCTTTTGAAGGTAAAATAGGCAATTATAATACAGGCTCACCAATAACACCGAATTCCCAATATGAACCACATCAACTGTGGGAACAAACGACGTCTTATGGGATAAATAATTGTGGTTCAACTTACGGGTACCAAAATTCAGCATGCCTCTGCAAAAATGCCCCGAAAGTTGAGGACATGTTCCCACTGCCGTATATGACTGTTCCATTCCATTCGTGTCCAGCCTGTGGAATAGGGTTAGGCAGCACCAACTATCCTGCAGTTGGATATACAAAGGACAATCAACATAACTACAAAGAGAGTGGTACTAGAGTAATTTCCCTTTCCGACAACGGGAAGAGAATAGCTGTTGGTGTACCCGATAGACTCACAGTGGTATTGTTCGAGTATGATGCTGACGGCAACAATCAATGGCAACGAATGCAAGACGATGGAACCATAAGCCGGCTCCGCGAGTCATCCCGAGGGTCTACGACAGACAAAGACAAGTGGCGGGAGTTTCCAGTCAACGAAGGAACTCTTTATGAAAGTCTATTTGGTTATTCATTATCTCTATCAGGGAATGGGAAGGTGCTAGCAGTCAGTGAACCAAATAATGGAAGAGTCCGTGTCTTCAGTCAAAACGAAGAGGGAGTTTGGGGTACACCAGTGGGTGACGATATAATACCGATCCGTGGTAATGAACCAATCCACGAGCACGGACAGCGTGATGGAATTAATACGATTCAGCGTGCAGCAGCTGCATGCGGATGGTCAGTCTCCCTGTCTTACGACGGGAGCATCATAGCTGTTGGCTGTCCACACTTGGGGTTTACTGGCGCGTACTATTCCGGCTCAAACTACTGGGGGACCTATATCGAAAATGATGATATTGAAGAACAGACATATCCTACTATGACAGTTTCGCCATCGCAGGGGGAAGTACATGTTTATGAAAGATTTAAAGGTGAACCAGTTTGGCGGAATGAAGGAAGATGTGGTGATATAACCAAAACTGATATCACTGGATCGGGTAATACTGGGGAGACCAACGGCTTTCATCATCACATGGAAGACTATCCCATTTTGCATGAGGACCAATGTGTTTGGCCACAAAACTTGGGTCCCAGTATGTATTATATAGATGATGGCACTGTGGCAGTTGGAAAAATAGAAGGTGACACCGTGTTCGGTAGTAACCAACTCTCTCCAAGAGGGTGTCGTATATATGGCCTCGGCGCAACAAATGACCAACAGGTGAGATTTAATACGTATGAAAATGCCATTGGTTGGTGCAACGGGGGGTCTGCTAATTCAAGAAATAGGTGCCTTTGTATGTCAAACCCAGCCTGGACAAATATTGGAATTTTTTCCGGAACTAACAATGACAAAAATTTTGGTAATGTAGTCTCCCTGTCCTCTGATGGAACAACACTGGCCATTGGTTCAAAGAGTGATTTGGTGCGTGTATATTTACGTGAGAAGTATGCAGAAGCAACAGTCAACGACACAGTTACTGAATCCATTGCAAATGTAGACACCACAATGAAAAATATTTTCACGAAGTCTGCAGTCCCATGGCAAAAAGTAGGTGAAGACCTGACTGGAAATGCAAATTTCTCCAATAGTCTGTCAATTGGTATTGGTTTGGACGGTGCATTGGGGTTGAGTAAATCAATAGCTATTGGTGACATGTCCAAAACAACAGTGTATACTGTAAAACCGTCTGATTCATATAAGATGAAAATGTCTCCACTGGCTAATTGCACCTCCAACGGAGATGTCCTTAGTTGCGCATGCATTAATGGTGCTGTCTTATCGAATGGAGAATGTGGTTGCATTGGTTCTTACAATAGCCTTCTCAATGAGTGCATTGGAGGCAGCACAGGCAAATTCAGGGTACCTGTACCTGCTGTCACAGCAACTGTGAGCACATTTACTCTTGCAGGAATCACTGCAGCAGATAACAACAGCCCAGTAAAACTTAACGAATTAGCTGGAGCCTATGCAGAGTACATTGGTGCAGCAGCAAGCGATGTCACAGTTGAACTCGAAGAAGTGGATGCTTTTGTAGTTGCAACTATAACGACCACAGGAGGCCTAACCGAAGATGGCTATAAAACAAAAGCAGAATCATTTACTGATGAGTTTGAAATAATTACCTCTGGACAGTGTGCTATACCCATTATGACTACAGCAGAGTGCGAGAGGGCAGCGGGGGCGTTGAACATTCATAATACACGACCTAACCCCCAATGGTACAACATTGAATCAATGACTGTTCATAGTCCACGTGAGGTAGCCTACTCAAATAATGTACGTCATTACCCTTATGGTTGTTATATGGGAACCACACAGTTGGCGCTCAATACCCGTCTTCAAGAAGAAGACCCGAAAGTATATACGGATTGCGGCGCTGCTACTTCATGGGCTAAATATCAATGCGCCTGCCGAAAAGATGTATCACCGTTTTTAAGCCTTTTTGATGGCGGTCCGGCCACGTTTGAGACAAATGCAACAGTAGTGGTTAACCCACAACCATCTGATGGTAGAATATGTACTGATCTACCAGGAGGGTCTGTGTGCAGCTGTCGGTCTGACTCGACTTGGGATGCTAACAATAACCTCTGCGAATGCTCGTCGAGTGGTTCAACTTACAATAGCCTTCTCAATGAGTGCATTGGAGGCAGCACAGGCAAATTCTGGGTACCTGCTGTCAAAGCAGAGGTAGTTTCCACAAAACTTACCATTAGTGGTGTCACAAAAGTTCAGATTCTGGAAAACTTAGAAGCGTTAAAGGTGGCTATTGCAGCTGATTTGGGGGTTACTCCAGAAGATATCAGATTTACAAAAGTTGATGCAAATTCTACTGGTGCCACTAATGTCATATACGAAGTTGCGACAGATGACAGCAGTGCACTAGTAACCAACCAGCAAGATACCAATGTCAAAAATGTACTTTATAACATCAATACTACCTATGTCCTAGCCAGTGAGACACCAATAGCAAGAACGTCAAACGTAACTATGAGCACAGTTACTCTTGCAGGAATCACTGCAGCAGATAACAACAGCCCAGTAAAACTTAACGAATTAGCTGAAGCCTATGCAGAGTACATTGGTGCAGCAGCAAGCGATGTCACAGTTGAACTCGAACAAGTGGATGCTGTGGAAAGGGGTGTGGTAGTTGCAACTATAACGATCACAGGAGGCACCGAAGATGACTATAAAACAAAAGCAGAATCATTTACTGATAAGTTTGAAAAAATTACCTCTGGACAGTGTGCTCAATTGATTACGAGTGCAGAAGATTGCGAGGCGGCAGCGGCGGCGTTGGACTTTAATAATACCAACGGTTTAAGTTTTTATGAACCACGTGAAGTTCGTGTTGGGGACTTTCAAACTCTATCGTCTCAACCGCCTGGTTGTTATCTCGGTGGGCCGTGGCTTAAATTAAATTCATTGAACACCTCCACCACACCATGCGGCCATGTCATTGGTTGGTCTACCTCACAATGCGCCTGTCTAAAAGATGTATCACCGTTTTTAGACGCTTTTGACGGTCCGGCCACGTTTGAGACTGCAGCAACAGTAGTGGTTGGACCATCACCATCTACTGCTCGACGCTTGTCATCAACCGTAACTGTGAGCACATTTACTCTTGCAGGAATCACTGCAGCAGATAACAACACCCCAGAAAAAATTGAAGCATTAGCTAAAGCCTATGCAGAGTACATTGGTGCAGAAGCAAACGATGTCACAGTTGAACTCGAACAGGAGTATGTTGTGGTATCGGATGCTTTTGTAGTTGCAACTATAACGATCACAGGAGGCACCGAAGATGGCTATAAAACAAAAGCAGAAACATTTAGTGATAAGTTTGAACACAAAGAGTCTGGACAGTGTGCTCAAGCTCAATTGATTACGAGTGTAGATGAGTGCGAGGAGGCAGCGAAGGCGTTGGCCTTGCAATCCATAAATGGAGATATCATTTATACACCACGTGTTGTTAGTGTGATCGTTTCTGAATCTAACAACGCGCCTGGTTGTTATCTCGGTGGGCCGCGGCTTAAATTAAATACATTGACCACCTCCGAAACACCATGCGGTGGTGTCATAGGTTGGTCTACCACACAATGCGCCTGTCGAAAAGATACTTCTGATGTATCACCGTTTTTAGACGCTTTTGACGGCGGTCCGGCCACGTTTGAGACTGCACCAACAGCAGTGGTTGGACCACCATCACCTGGAGGGATATGTACTGATGTATCAGGAGGGTCTGTGTGCACATGTCGGACTGACTCGACTTGGGATGATGACTCAAAACAATGCTTGAAGGACGAAAGTTCTTTGTTTAAAGTAGCCAGTGCCAGTGCCAGTGACACTGTCTCGTCGGGGGCTACATGTGTACCAACGCAATCTGTTGCATTCTTACTGTGCAGCTGTGACGAACGTCTTCTATTTTCTGCACAACCTAACAATAACCTCTGCGAATGCTCGTCGAGTGGTTCAACTTACAGTGCTGCCATCGAACAATGCTGGGATAATGTCGGCTTTATATCAGATTTTAGTGTTCCCAACGCCACTTGTTCTGAAATAAGCGACAAATTTGTGTGCGACTACGACATTAAAGTTACTATCGGAGGGTCCGATGTTGGTGCTGAGAACACCCCAAGTGACAAACAATGCTCAGACCTTAAAAACTTGTACCAGTCATATTGTACATGTTAACATCAACTGAATTCAAATTAAAAAAAAAACAATAAAAAAACAATAAAAAAACAAATATATAATTAAATTTCATCTAACAAATTAAAAAAAAACAATAAAAAAACAATAAAAAAACAAATATATAATTAAATTTCATCTAACAAATTTTGCAATTCTACTTCTGTCACTTTCTGACCTTTTTTGTGTGTACCACCATGCATTAGGAAGCC